CAGCGTCTGCAGTAGCAGATGTACATGCTGGAGAAGATGCTTATGGCATCTGGGTTTCAGGAGCACTTCGTCCTGGCACAACTCCAGAACAAATTCGTGCTTTACGTGCCTCTGCTCCGTCAGGAGATTGGAGACCAATTAAAGGTGCTCTAGAGCTTGTAGCAATTTGTCAGGTAAATGTTCCTGGCTTCCCAATTGCTCGTGCTCGTGTTGCATCAGGTCAAGTTATGGCACTTGTTGCTGCTGGTGCAAGCGTTCTTGCTCAACTAAAGAATGATCCTCTAGCAGAACTACACACTCGAATTGATAAACTAGAGGCACCACTAATTGCCGCTAGTAACAATGCTAAAGATAGAATGAGAACAATCACTGCTGCTATTAAAGCATCTGAACTATCTAATAAAGTAAATAAGATGAAAGAAGAATCTTCTTCTTATATGCTTCAAAGTATTGATGACTCAGATTCAGAGTTAGCAGTTATTACTCGCAAACAACGTATGGCTTTAGCAAAAGATAAAAAAGCACTTCCAGACGGATCATTCCCAATTAGAAATGTTTCTGATCTAAAAAATGCTGTTCAAGCATATGGACGTGCTAAGCCAGGAAATCGTGGTTTGGTTCGCCGTCATATTGTAAAGATGGCTCGTAAATTAGATCGTAAAGACTTAGTTCCAGAGAACTGGAAAGAAGCATCCGTAAACGATACAGACAGTATTGCTGCTAGTTTAAGAGCAAGAATCTCTATTGTTGAATCAGTTGTTGCTGCTGCTAATTTAACTAAAGATGAAGTAAAAACTGATCCTGTTATAACACCTGATTTAACAAAAGAAGACCTAGAAGGTCTTACAGATGAAGAAACAGATACACTAAAAAAAGAAGTTAAGAGTAAGCAGGACGCAGAAAAAGATAGAGCTAAATACACACCTAAAACCCAACCCCGTGATGCCACAGGGAAGTTTCGACAAGTGCTTGCTCGGTTGAAACTGGACTTAGGTGATGCTGGATCAGACGCTGCATTAAAGAAGATTGAAGAGGTTGATAATCTAGATAGTGCTGGTAACTACGCTGAAGCAGCCAAGTCTGCTGGCGATTTGCTAGATATTGTAGATAGATTAGATACAGGAGCACTTAACGCTGAGGCTATAGGCAATGTTAGAAACAGTGCTGGAGAGTTAGGCAAGGTCATTGCTAACCTACCTTTTGCCTTTGGAGAAGATGCTCAAAAGATCAGATTTAGTGATGTACCACCTGCCTTACAGGATCTAATGGAAAAAATGATCACTAGGGTTGAGAATAAAATTGGTCAAAAAGACGCAGATATTGCTACTCAAGGTATGAAGGACTTTATGTCAGGTCAAGAGGTCTACAGCCAAAGTGAGATATCTAGTCAAATGTCTAAGCTACTTAGACTACTTACCTGATCGGTAAAAACAGTACAAAAAATAAAATCACACTATAAGAACTAATGTAGTATTCAGTATTAGGTGGAGTGCCTCCACGCATCTATTGCGTCTGTGAGTCCCTCAGCCTCGACTGATCAGCGAGATGGGGAAAAGCCCTATCCTAACTGACCCTAAGGAGGGACAGTAGTGGACCAAATCAAACAAATGATGGATCAGTTATCTGACATCACTGACGAACAAGTTAGTGAACTTCAGACATCTATCCTCAGCGAATTTGAATCGGTCGAGAAGGAGGATCCTACTCCGCAGACAGTTGACGCTATGACGTCACTTGCCGACATGCTCGATGGAGTTAGAAACGAAATCAAGCGTCGTGAGGTAGCAACTGTAGAACTTGCTCAAAAAGCAGCAGAAGCAACTAATCGCGTATACGGAAAAGAAGACGAAGACAAAGACATGGAAACTACTGAAGTTAAAGATGCTGCAATGCATGAAGAGGCTCCTGCCGCTCCTGCTGAAGAAGCACCAGTAACTGAAGAAGCACCTGTTTCTGAAACTCCTGCCCCAACCATGGAAGAGGAGAAAAAAATGGAAGAAGCAGCAGCAATGCCTGCAACTCCAGAAGCCACTCCAAAAGTAGAAGAAGAAGAAAAATCTTCTGCAGACATGGAAGAAGACAAAAAGGAAGAGAAGGAAATGGAAAAAACTATGACTGAAGCGTCAACCGAAGCAGATAAGAAATCTGAATTTTCGACTGAAGTTAAAGAAACAACTGAAGCAGCAGTAGCTGTGGAAGAGACAGTTGTTGCAGCTGTTGCAGAAGCACCAGCAACAACAACAACAGCAGAAGTACCAGTAGTAGCAGAAGCAGCAGTTGTAGAAGAGGTAGCAGTATCGCAAGATGCTCCTGCAGCTGAAGCAGCAGTTGTTGTTACTGAAGGTGCTGAAGCAGCAATCATTGAAACACCAACACAAACAGAAACTGTGCAAACAGCACAAGAAACTATGGAGGCACCCGTGACCGCCGCTGCAGATAACGCAGATAACCTCAACATTGAGGTACCGGCTGACCGCCGCCCAACATCTCGGACAACAGAAGCAGCCGTGGCAATCACAGCTGGTGCTGACATTCCTGGATATACAGCAGGCAGCTCAATTTCAAGCATGGCAGAAGTTGCAGAAGCAATGGCCAAGCGTCTACATGGCCTACGCCGTGTAAATGGTGGAGATGGAGAACAACACATTGTTGCTTCTATCGCTACCCAATTTCCAGAGGCTCGCACCCTTAATCAGGATGCACAAGCTAACTGGGACAAGGTTCAAGCTGTAGTCGGACCTGAAGCACTTGTTGCTTCTGGTGGACATCAAGCACCTTTCGAGGTTAAGTACGACATCTTCGGTATTGGCTCCGCAGTGCGCCCAGTCCGCGATTCACTACCTCGTTTCCAAGCAGACCGTGGCGGTATCCGCTACATCACTCCACCAGTACTTAGCTCATACGCTAGCGCTGTTGGTGTGTGGACTGCTGCTAACGATTCAGCAGAAACACCAAGCCCAGCTGCAAAGTTGAGCTTAACTGTAACTGCAGCTTCTGAGACAACTGTCTCAACTGATGCTGTTACTTTGCAACTACAATTCGGTAACCTTCTAAGCCGTGCATATCCTGAATTAATCGCTCGTCACAACGAGCTTGGTTTGATTCAACATGCTCGTGAGGCTGAAGGAAATCTTATGGCGAAAATCGGTGCTGCATCAACAGCCGTTACTTCAACTTCCGTAATTGGAATGGGTCGTGACTTCCTAGTTCAACTAGGTCGTGCTGCTGCTGCTTACCGTTCACGTCATCGTCTAGATGCAGATGCTCCTCTTCGCGCAATTATCCCAGCATGGGTTAAAGACGCAATGGCAGCAGATCTAACTCTTGCAATGCCTGGAGATTCATCTCTAAATGCATATGCAGAGATTGATGCTTATATTGCATCTCGCGGAATCATCGTTACATACGCTCTAGATACTGCAGGTGGAGCTTCTTACTTCGCTGCACAGAGTGGTGGCGCAATGAATGAGTTCCCAGATACATTCGTCTGGTACTTGTTCTCTGAAGGATCATTCTTGTTCCTTGATGGCGGCACTTTGGATCTCGGAGTTATCCGTGACTCAACACTTGTCGGCACCAACGACTACAAGATGTTCGTTGAAACCTTTGAGAACGTTGCCCTTGTTGGCGTCGAGTCTCTACAGGTAACATCAACCATCAATGTAAACGGAGTAGCAGCCGCTCTTCGCGATACACTTGGTGGATTGACTGCAGCAACAATCGAGTACTAAGCCAAGAAGTAAATCTTGTGGAGGGAGCGCTCAGAAATGGGCGCTCCCAATACAAAACAAGCAACTAAATTAACTTTTTAAGTTAGGAAGTAGAGTAAAGATGGCCTTTAGAGGAGTTTTTGAAGCACCTATGGTTATGGGTTCTAACTTTGGTCTACTCGGATGCGTTAAGGCTCAAACTAATTTAGACGAAGACCAATGGGTACGCGGTTTTTCTCAGTATTGGGATAGCGGAATATATTCTTCTAAAAACTGGGATGATACAGACACAACCTCATATACAATTGCAAGTAATGCAACACCTGCTCGTTATCTAGAAGTTAAACCATTTTTTATAGAGGTTGAAGATTATCGCTCAACACTAGGTCTACTTGGTACAGACCATATTGAAAGAATTAGACGTCAGTTAGAGTGTATTACACAAAAGGCTCTTGAAACAGAGTTGTGGGACGGTGCAATTCGCATTGGTGAAGAGCATTCAAATAGGGCACTAGTAGACCCTGCTGCTACCATACTTAATTCAGGTACAGCGCTGTCCGCTCGTCGCGCTCTCGCGCTTCTTGAGCAGTCAATTGGAGATGCCTCAGCTTGCGGAATCCAAGGAGTTATTCACATGACTCGCGACGTTGCCGCTCTTGCTGCAGGCTCAAACTTAATTTATCCTTCAGTTGAAAGCGATGACACCTTCCTTAGAACTGTCGGTGGAACTCCAGTAGTAATTGGTTCTGGGTACTCAGGGGCAGGTCCAACAGATGCAGCCGGGGACTCAGAAACACCTACTGCTACAAATAAATGGATGTACGCCACTGGTGACGTTAGAGTCATTCTTGGTGATATTGATGTTGTTAATGATAATTTAGCACAAGGCTACGATGTATCAGGCAACGCGAACAACATGCTTCTTAAAGCAATTCGTCCAGCAGCAGTGTACTTTGATTCGTCTGTACATTTAGCAATCAGAGTTGATTTAACAGCGTAAAATAAGAACAAGTAAAACCAACTAAAGGAGAAATCAGTATGGCCACTCAGGACTACGCGGCAAGCGTCCAAGGTGTGGCGATCCGTGTCACTAGACTGGACGCCTCAGGTAACCTACTCACCGATCCAGGTGATAGTTACACAACCTCGGCGTTCCTTCGCGCATCATTTACACCAGAGTATGAAGAGGGCGATGAAATCGTAGAGAAGTCAGCAAACGGTACAGTTTGTGTTTCCTACAAAGCCCCTGACACTCTTAAAAGAATTACTATGGAACTGGCAATTTGTGAGCCAGACACAGAACTTACTGCTCTGTTAGCAGGAGGTTTACTACTTCGTAAGAATCTAGGAACCTATGCTTCACCAGATCGCACATCAATTGGTTGGGCCGCACCAGCCGTTGGAGATGACCCTGCTGGAAACGGCGTTGCTCTTGAAGTTTGGTCATTTGCTGTAAAGGATGGAAAGCGTGCAACAACTCGTCCATACTTCCACTGGGTTTTCCCATATGTTAAGTTGCGTCAATCAGGTGACCGTGTAATTGAAAACGGATTACTTGCAAACACTTTTGAAGGCTACGGTCTTGGAAATGAGTTCTTTGATGCAGGTCCAGACGGCCGCTGGGAGTTCCCAGTTGCAGCAGAGCGTCCATACTCATACGCTCGCGATACATGGGCACCAACTGGTCTAAAGGGCTTCTACGAGTGGCATGGTGAGGTTACTAAGACTATTAATAACACTGCCCGCACTGGAACTACTGGAACTGTCACAACATCTACTGCTCACGGATTCCGTGTAGGAGATGTTGTAACAATTAGTGTTACAAATGCAACAGCACTTAACGGTGATAGAACAATTACTGCAGTACCAACAACAACAACCTTTACATTTACCACTACAACAAGCGGAACTATCGCCTCTGCTGGTGATGCTGGTACTGCATTTCTTGATTATGGTTACTACGCAGTTACAGACTTCACCTCTGAAGGATCTACTACCGAGTACAACGTACCTGGTAGCAGTTCATACAATGCTGATAGCGATGTTGACTTCATCATTGCTTCAACAGAGGATCCAACCTCTTAATATAAGTAAAAGAAGGGCGGACGACGTGTTGGTCGTATCATTGATACAACTACCCGTTGTTCGCCCTTACTCTTTAGGATTGGTATAAATAATGAGCAGTCTTTGGGTAAATGTTAATGAACTTGGATCTACTTATGCAGAGTCTCAATACGCATATGATGCTGTAAAAACAGCTTCCTACCTACTTTGGGGTATGTCTGGAAGAAAATACACTGGAGTAACAACTGTTACAGAGCGATATGTATCTTCCTATGACCCTTACATCCGCACAGGCGCCTCTATGCTTACATACTCTCCTACTTTAGTTAGGGGAAATGTTGAAAATATTAGATTAAATGGTTCAGGACCATACCAACAAGATGATTTCTCAGGGGATGGAACATCTGCAAGCACTCGTGTACGCCTTCGTGGTCGTAAAGTAATAAGAGTTCATACCCTAAGGGATAGAGACGGTAACGTAATAGATCCAAGAGATTATTATCTAGTAGAGCACTCTACAATTCTTGCTACGCCAGGGGCTAGTTGGACATCTTCTAATATTGAAGTTACTTATTCATATGGAACACCTCCACCATTAGCAGGAAAAGCTGCTGCTCGCTTACTTGCCATTGAACTAGTTAAGTTATATGAAAATGATGACACCTGCGCCCTTCCTCAACGTGTAACCTCTGTTGCTCGCCAAGGTGTTTCATACACAATTCTTGATAACCAAGATTTTATTGATGAACTTAGAACTGGTTTATATGCTGTAGATCTTTTCTTAAAAACAACTAACCCAGATAGGGCTAGAGCAAAAGCAAAAGTATTTAGTCCAGATACGCCTAGAGCACGTCGTCCTATTCCTAAGCCATATCAATTAACAGAGAGTGCTTATGATCTAAAGGTGCTTACATCTGGTTCATCACTAGTTCTTTATTTAAATGAAATAAATGGAGAATTCTTAGAAGATGATGTAGCATGGGAAGTATCTTTAACAGTATCTGATCATTCTTATACAAAATCAGAAGACTTAGAAAACTCTATTAGCCTAAGTCGTGTTAATGGAACAATAACTATCTCTCCAACTTATAGTCAAATATTAGATATTATTGGTCCAAGAGAGCCTGGTGTTTATGACATCTATTGCACTAGACCTAGTTTGGCAAACCCTGCTGTTGATGAAGTAATTAACCTACTTACAGCAAACGTATCATTTGAACTTTACACAAGAGTAGAGCCAATTTATACACTGTAGGATATATACAACAAGTAGGAGAGACAAATGTCGACAACGATAAATAAGGCAACTGTTAGTAGCAGTGCCAAAAATCTTGCTGTATTTTTAGATGCAGTTCTTACTCAAGTTGTTACTTCTTACGCTTCTTACACTATGCCGCTTCCTCTGCGTAGGTACTACACATTAGGACAGCCTGTAGTTGATTGCGAACAAGTAGTTGTTTCTTTTGTACAAATGTATGTTGGCGCCCCTGGGGATGAAGCAACTCAGCCTCGTAGATGTAGTGACCCAAGGAGTGCAACAATTAATGTTTCCGTATCAAGAGCAGTGCCAGTAGTTGGTCAAAACGGTAGACCACCTTCTGCTGAAACAATAGAGAGTTCTTCAGAAATTGCTGCATATGATGCATGGATTTTATTAGATAGCGCTTCTCAATTAGATACTTGGGAGTCTTCTGGTTTTGGTCTTGGAGTTATTGCAACTGTTGAGGTTCAAGCCCCTGAGGGTGGCTTTCAAACTGTAACTCTTACCCTGACTGCAGCCGTTCCATAAAATGGCAACAGTAGTATTTCGCAAAGCAGAGTTAGATTTTTTACTTAACTCTCCTGAAGGTGATGTAGGAAAGTACTTAGCAAAAAAAGGTCGTCTAATAACGGCTGCTGCTAAAGCCCAAGTTGGTGTAAGAACAGGAGCACTTCGTTCTTCAATCCACATGAGACATTTACGAGACTCTCGGGGTCAGTATGTGAAAATTGGATCTAATTTGGACTACGCTTTGCTACACCATCAAGGAACTAAGCCTCATGTTATTCGACCAGATAGGGCAAAAGTGCTGAGATTTGTTAGAGGTTCAAGGATTATCTATACGACTTCTGTCATGCATCCTGGAACTAAAGCAAATCGCTATCTATCAGATAACTTAAAGTTGGTAAAATAGTAACAACATTTACTATAAAAATAGTAAATAAAAGACAAATGAGAAAAGAGGAATATCAACATGACAACAGGTAGGTTTAAGGATTTTGGTAGCGGTGGTGATGTAAACACGCAACCTTTATCTTTCAAACTTTACGGAGAAGATTTCCAATGTAAAACGGCTCTTCAAGGTAAAGTTCTTTTAGACATGGTTGCAGACGCTGGTTCTGATTCAAGCGGAATGGCAGCTGCTCTTATTGATAAGTTCTTTGCAAAGGTTTTATTGCCAGAAAGTTTAGATCGTTTTCTAAAACTGGTAGATGACCCTAGCAAAATTGTAACTGTTGAAAAATTAGGTGAAATAACTTCTTGGTTGGTCGAGCAGTACTCAAGCCGTCCTATACCGGGGCTAGAGGACTCGCAGAGTGGGCAGTAGATCTCTGGCCTTATGTTAACGGGAAAGCACTGATGAACGGCCTACAACTATCTTCTATGGATCTAGCAGAGATGCTAGATGTTGTCCATGTAATTTTTGAAGATGACATGACCTCCGTCGCTAGTGCAGAACAAGTTGACGTCAAAGAAAAAGTAAGAGAAATTATTTATAGGGATTTCTATGAAACTACTTATAAATATAAGACAACTAAAAGCCGTCAAAACGCAGGTTTTGATAACTCTGTTGGCGATTTTGATTACAGCGACATCACACCGTTTGACCCAAGCAGTCAAGCAGTGAAGCCGTTTGTTCCAGCAACAGATTTTAATCCAGACATGCAAAAGCCGTTTGGATCAGTACTAGATGCCCCTTTGGGCTAAGAGATTAGGAGGTGATGGCGCATGGCAATTGTTGGTGATGCATATGTAGTAGTTCGCGCCATCACTTCTAGTGTTGAAGCAGATATTGCTAAGGCTTTTAACGATGTTGATAGAGTTGGTGAAAGAGCTGGAAAAGATATCTCTAGTGGAATAAGAAAAGGTTTTGGTAGATCTGGTAATAATATTGATTTTATCACTCCAAGATTTGAAGCTCAAGCATTAGCTGCTAGAGAAGCATTTTCTTCCTTAACGCAGACTGGCTACTTACTAGCCCCTGCACTTACTGCAGTATCTGGAATTATTGGTCTTCTTGGTACTGGCTTCATTTCTCTATCTTCAATAATTGGAGCAGCCGCTACCCCTGCGTTAATTACTTTAGCTGGAGCATTTACAGCCGCTGGTCAAGCAGCATTGACACTAAGATTAGCGCTTTCTGGGGTCGCTAAAGCAGTACAAGCAGGTAATAAAGCATCTAAAAAAACTGTCTCTAACACAAGAGCACAAGAAGATGCTGAAGAGAATCTTGCAAAAGCATATGAAAGATTAGCAAAAGCTAGAGATAGAGCAATTGAACAGATACAACAACTAGGTTTTGATTCTGAAGATGCTGCAATATCTGAAAAAAGAGCAGCACTTGAACTTGAAAAAGCCCGCGAGACTCTTGCTCGTGTTTCAGATCTACCTCCTAACTCTCGTGCTCGTAAAGAAGCCGAACTTGCTTTTGCTCAAGCAGATTTAAACTATAGAAGAG